TGGGGAGAGTCTGGGATTGGCAAGACTAGAAGAGCATGGCACGAGGCCGGACCTGTCGAGGACGTGTACATCAAGAACCCCAACACCAAGTGGTGGGATGGATACAGAGGACAGAAGACAGTCATTATCGATGAGTTTGTTGGCCGTATTGACATTAGCTACATTCTTACTTGGTTTGATCGTTATCCTTCTCTTGTTGAGGTGAAGGGTTATTCTACGCCATTACTCGCGACAAAATTCTTCGTCACTTCCAATGTTGATCCACGTGATTGGTATCCTGACATTAACTCTGCGCAAAAGGATGGACTTATGCGTCGCTTGGGTATTACAAAGATGGTGTTTAGTTACACACCTCCTTCGGAGCCTAACCTACCTGACCTACGCCGCAGCGCGGACCTTGAAGAGACTTTAACACTTGATATCCCTGATTTTTTCTCTGACATCCTAACCGGACCTAACCTAATCTAACCTACCTGACCTATCCTAACCTACAATTTTTTCTTCGAAAAAATTAAATATATTTTTGTTTAAACATAAGCAGCCTGGTCTGTGGTATCCACAGAATTAAGACTATATTTTCTAGTAACCGCCATATTAATGGCTCCAACATCTTCAGCATTTGACTTGACTGGTTTGAATACTGCAAGCAGTGATTGAGTCAATCTTTGACGAGCAGCTACCAACGTTCCGTCGGTAGTATCGCTTTCGCTCAACACATGAGTTCTAGGATCTCTGATCTGATACGTAATAGTATCACCGACATCAATCCAATATTTGATTTTCTTCTGAATAGTGAATTTGGCAATCTTCATTAGAGCAGACATATCGAATGGCGTTACGCCACGTTTGAGCAGACTAATAGCAGAGAAGAATCCTGTTCCATTAGGATCCATGACTGGAGTATCAGCAATAGCTTCATTATGGCATCCGGTGAATGACGTTTGTGATGGTTTTCCCCAATATGTGAGATGATAGAGATCAAGCTCGACCTTTGAGGTACCAATATTAGTAATCGTAACATCCAAGATGGCACTCTTAAATGTCAATTTTTGATTGAACGCAGTAGCTGAATATGCTTGTTGGAAGATATCGAGAAGGTCTCTCGAACCTGCCTCAGCAGTGACAGTGCCTCCGACACCATAGAGATTGCATAGCAGGAATGATTGAGCTCCAAGAGCAGTAGAAGAGCTATTCGCATTATTGAATACGACAGTTTTGGTTCCCAATTGTCTTTCATTAGCAGATTGAACTTTTTTCACAAATTTCACCCAAGTTCTCTTTTTCCGATAGGGCATACGTTTCTTGCGATACTGAACAGTGGAATCACGATGCTGGGTAATCCCAGTTCCACTAGATGGCTTTTTTCTCATAGTACGAGTATATGATGGTCCTCTCTTATATGACATACCAAGCTTCAAAGCAGCCCCAGCACCATACTTGAATGCTTTGCTATATTTCCTTTTATAGTTAATTGCCATCCTCGTTTATGGGGGTGTTACACGGGGAAGGTTACGCGAACCCACCATCGCGTCGCTTTGGGGGGTTTTTATATAAATACGGGGGGTGAGACGTGAGCCGCCTTATAGTAAGTAATACTGGCGGCTCACTATGGTTGCACAAGCTCGTTACTGGCTCTTGACTATTCCAACTTCAACTTTTCCCAACCAACCTACCATTTCTGGAGACTTGGTCTACTGCAAGGGTCAAAAGGAAACTGGTTCCACGACTGGATACGAACACTGGCAATTACTTGCTGTTTTCTCCAAGAAGCTTAGACTACGCGCTGTGAAGCTACACTTCTGCGCTGAAGCACACTGCGAACCCTCTCGTTCTGAAGCTGCCAATGAGTACGTCTGGAAAGAAGATACACGTGTGCCTGACACACAGTTTGAGCTTGGATCCTTGCCCATTTCAAGAGCTAGAAAAGCTGACTGGGACAGAGTCTACACCGACGCCGTGGCCGGTGACTTTAACAACATCCCCAAGGATATCCTCATCAGAAATTACTCAGCACTCAAGAGAATCAGAGTTGACAACTGTCAGCCTCCGATCAGACCTGACATCTCTGTCGACGTTTACTGGGGAGAGTCTGGGATTGGCAAGACTAGAAGAGCATGGCACGAGGCCGGACCTGTCGAGGACGTGTACATCAAGAACCCCAACACCAAGTGGTGGGATGGATACAGAGGACAGAAGACAGTCATTA